TAGAAATTTCTGGTTTTACATTTAAGGAATGGATGTCGGCGACGTTTGAGGATATGTTTGTTTTGAATCGAGAACATATTGTTACAATGTCTGAGATAGATCCTACTATTAAAGAATTTTATGTAAAAACATTGGAAAGAATGAAGAGTGGTCAGACCTTGGCAAACACCGCAGACAAACTACCTAGAAAGTCTGGTTACATCGGGTCGGTGTCTAAATTTAAGAAGTCTCTAGAAGATATATTTAAAAAGAGTTAGACTTATCCTTGAACCCGCTACACGGTTAGTGTACTACTTATCTAACAGTTTGTCAAGTACCTTTACAAAACTCGTTTCATTTGCTATACTAAAGACATCATTCACCGCAGTAATGAAAAGAAAAAAAACTGAGTACTATGTAAATAACAAAGAATTTCTCGCTGCGATAACAGCCTATCGTGAGCAAGTTCACGCTGCCGAGGAAGCTGGAGAAGCACGTCCTAGAGTAAATAATTATATAGGATCTTGTTTTTTAAAAATCGCAACACACCTGTCATACAAACCAAACTTCGTAAACTACATGTTTAGAGAAGATATGATTTGTGATGGTATTGAAAACTGTTTACAGTATATTGATAACTTTAATCCAGAAAAATCAAAGAACCCTTTTGCTTATTTCACACAGATTATATACTATGCGTTTCTAAGACGTATACAAAAAGAAAAGAAACAATTAGAAATTAAAGGAAAGATACTAGAAAGGTCTGGATTTGATGAGGTAATGCACACAGACCGATATACTGGTAACATGTCAGGTATGAATGCTTCCTATTCTGATATGGGTAGTATTAAGGAAAACATTGAAACAAAAATGAATCGGTAATGCCTAGCAATCTATATGATGATATGCGTCGTTTGAATGCATTGTATCAAGAACTATGTTGGGATGACGATGACGACCTCGTTTTTACTCATGATGGTTCACGAGTAATAATTTACAACAAGACACAAGATGACAAAACCAATAGAAAGTTACGACCAACTTATTGAGCGTTTTACAAAAAGAACCACTCAATTATCTGCTAGACTAGCAGAAGTAAAAGAACCCTACGAAGAATATCTTCGTATTCAAAAAGATCTAGCTAGACTAGAAGGGTCAATGCAAGCAATAGAATATGTTGCTTTTGGTAAAATGCCAGGTGACGGTAACCATGATAAGTTTAAAGATCATAAACCACATTAAAAAAATACAATAATAGATGATATTGTACTTCATCTATTATCGTATCTTTGATTTAAAATCATGAAAAAACTATTATTAACATTCCTTATATTAGGATCAATAATACCTTCTGTAGAAGCTGGTGTTTCTCCAGAGGGTGTTCCGAGAAGTCAACGAGACCACTACCCAGAAGGTCGTCCAAGAACTCGTAAACCAAGATGTAAAACAAATGGCAAGGTGACGGTATGTACAATGCCAAGACCTAGACCTCGTAAATGCACTCGTTTTAATCCTTGTATTCCAAGAGATTACTACCGTCCTAGTCCACCAAGAAGAATTCCTATGCCACTTCGATATAATTTACCGAATGGTTGAGACTTATCCTATGTAAGGATTACTACACACTTGACACAACCTAAACCTTGTGTTACAATAAATACCATTACATAGAACAATGGGATCGAAAGATCGTGCCCCTGCGTAGAATGTAAGAATCTTTATGTCGAAAGATTTTCCATCCGCAGGTTTTTTTATTGCCTTGCGAGATACTTTTAAAACAAATGATTAAATCAACAATCGCTGCAGTAGCAGCATCTCCATTCCTATTCGCTGGTGCAGCTTTTGCTGGTCCATACGTCAATTTGGAAGCAACAGGTTCTTATCCTGATGGAGCATACGCATCTGGTGGACTCGAAGGAGTAGTTGGATACGAAGGAGCAACAGAAAGCGGAATCGGATACTATGTGTCTGGTGGTCTTACAAGCACTCATACAGAAACTGCTGATGAGTTCGGTGATGTAGAATTCATTGGATACGTTGGTGGTTCTTATGATAAGTTATACGGAGAAATCTCTGGTGTAACTACATCTGATGACGAAATTGACTGGTCTGCAAAGGCAGGTGTGAAATTCACATTCTAAATTAAGTATCGCATTGATACAGAGACCTCTTTTTAGGGGTCTCTTTTTTATGTCAAGATTTCTTAACAATAAATATTGTTACAGGAGGTAAAGACAAATGTTACATTTACTAGGAAAAGGACAAGCACCAGAATGGAACGAAGATAAACACGATATAGATGAGGTCTTTGCCCTTCTATGTTACAGAGGAATACACTATGCAAAGTGGGTATTCGTAGGAGATATCTTTGGACAAAACTGGAATTTGAGAAATCCAAGACAAGAAGGTTAAGAGAAGGTAAACGGTATACAAAGACCTCTACATAGTAGGGGTCTTTTTTATATAATGAATCTACTTAAACATCCGTTGTTTCAGATCAATATGATATTGGTTTGTTCTCTTGTGTTCATAGAGTTGATGCACATCAACTATCACAGAACAGCACCACCTTGTCCTGCACAGCAAATAGAGATGGAAGATGATTGGTGATATATAGTTATGATATCGTAACATTTGTAATGACTAGTAAAGCAAAGACACTATTAAAAGTTGGATTACCACTCGTTATAGTAATCCAACTTATCTCAATTACATTTTTATTAGCAAAGATGAGTAGAGATAAAGCATTCTCCTGTAAAGCAGTCGGTAATTATTTTGTGTGTAAACAAATAGAATTAAAATGATATATAATAAAAACAAGTGAATGAAGAAAAAGTTAGAATGTTAAAAATGGAACCAATTAGAGTACGGTGCAGATCTTGCGGGAAAGAAGTAAAGGCTGCTGCAGGAAAATCAGTATGTTGTGGTTGTTCAAATATGACAACCATCAAAGGAGATGTCATATCTGCTGTTGATTTAAGCAAAGTTATAATGCTGAATACATACACAACAAAGAAAGATAGTGGTATATCACAAGAGCAAATTGAGTGGCAAGAACAACGTAGTAAACGTAAAATTCGTAAGTTAGACTTTGAAGTTCGCTAAATAATTGTACTTAGACCAGAACTCACCACTCTTTTCTATTCGTGAGGAGGTCATAAGGGAAGATTTTTAAAGACGAATGGATATCAAAAAAGAACTCGATGAAGTTCAAAAAAAGATAGACGAAATTAAGAAAAGTCAGGAAACCCTCAAGAAAATCGCTGACTTACAGGAGAAACAGGACAAAAAAATGGCGAAACGACCATATAGTGGTGGTTATGAGATGATATGATATAATACATATTAAAAAGCAATCCGATATGTTCAAAGCACTAATCACAGAGTTCCCTCTGTCTGATGTTCCCAAGGAGAGAACAGTCACAGAGGAGAAGATACGGAAGTATACCTACACCAAAGAGGAAGTAGATGTACTAATTTCCGCTGCTGTAAAGGAAGCAGTTGAAGAAGCAAAAAGAATTGATGAAGAATCAATGGCAAAGCATAATCGTGATGCCACAGTGATTAGTATGATACTTGGATTTACAACACTAGCACTATTTGTGGATGGTTTATTACGAATGTTGGGTATCATACCACCATTTATGGAGATTGATATTAACATACTAGATAAGATCGAAACTGATATTATAGATAGAGTGAAACAAGTTCCAATACAAAAAATATTACAATCAGGTTTTAGATGAACGACATTTCGGTTTTTATATATCTCATGTGCTTTGCAGCCGTGTTTGGTATGACTTGTGTATACATGGCTATGATGATGAGGTCAACCTTATCAGATTTTAACAAGAGACCAGTAAAATCATATGGAGATTCGATGAGGGCATATCAACCACCTGCACCTCATCCAGAGATGGAGGGTGTAAGAACTGGAGAAGAGTTGTTAGTATATACACCAGAGGAAGATGAAGAGGATGATGATGACGGAGATATTCCAACATATAGGTAACTTTTTGCTTGACTAGAGGATATATTCGGAGTATAATATAAACATATATTATGAAACACTATGGAAGTTCTACATGAAAAATACCCTTACAGGTATGTTGAAACAGGAATTATTGAATTGAACGGTGAACCAGATTACCGTATTCAAAAGTATAATACATACAGTATGAGGTATCGAGATATGTACCTCTGTGATAACTTCATGCAATTAGAAACTGCAATGGAGGACTTTGAATATACAAAATGGCTAGACCCATCACCCGAAGTTACTGCATACGCAAAAAATGAGAGAACAACTGATTAAAGCACTTTTAGCACACGCTCAAGGTGACATTCAAAAGCACGTTGCCAACGTAGAAGTTTATTTAACCAATCCTGCAGGTATTGGTGAACACTCTAATATTGTAGAAGCAATCGAACAAGAGTTAGATATGATTGCTAAGTACCAAGACCAGATAGATATCATACATAAATATTTCAAAAAGTAATTTGAAATGAGTTTAACACTACAAGAACTTAGAAAACGAGGTCCTCGTGTAGGAACTTTTGTACGTAAATTTTATGAAGAAG